CCCAGACGCGGCGGCTTCGGCCTTCAGCTCGTCGTCCAGCCAGTCTTCCGACTTGTCCTCGACGACCTCCGGCACTTCCTCAACACCGGACTCCCTCTCGGTGGTTGGTTGATCCCTATCCTCGGCGATCTTCTGGGCATCGCCCTTGACGTCCTCCGAGGTGTCTCCCTCGCGACTTGCCTCCACGCCCTTCACGGCCTCCGTCACGTAGGCTTCGATCTGCTCGTGCGTTGTGTCTGCATTCAGCTCAAGTGTCGCTGCCATGTGCTACCCGTCTCCGTATCCCCCATCTGCGTCGAGTAACCCCCTCACGCGCAGGAGTTCTCGTCTACCTCGACGACTGGTTATCTCCAACTGGCCGCTGTCCCGTACCCGGACTCCCTTGATGCAATGACGCCGCAACACCTCTCTCATCTCCGGAACCTGGGAGCGCATGCACCCGATCCCCTCCGAGATCAGCGGATTCGACTCCGAGTACGCCACCGTCATCATCGGTGCGCCACCATCCAACCCGACGCCCGGCGTAGCGTCCCATTCCTCTTTGGTCACCTTCCGCCCGTTGATCTTGTAGCTCACGCTGGTCTCCTCACCATCGCCGCCCTCTGCTGCCCATTGATCTGCGGCTTGCTGTTACCCGTCATCACCTGCTGCAGGATGTTTGACCTCGCAGCGGGTGTCCCGCCCGTCGGGATGTTCTTCCGCACAGTCTCCCGACTAGTCACCGCGGGAGACCGGATCGTGTTCTGATCACCACCCAGCATCATGGCCGGGCTCGCGAACGTGATGAACCGCTTGAACTCCGGCCGGTTCTTCAGCCTGGCGATCTCGTCCACGATCGCCTCCGCATCCAGCGTCGCACCCGACGCCTGGAACATCGGCCACAGTGGCGCCAGTTGCTGCAGCGTCTGGAACAACTCCTGCAGCTTCTGCTCCGGTGTCTTGAACACCATCGAGTACGGCTCTACCTTGAACTGGTACTCCTCGAACGTCCCCACCCGGTACTCGGGCGTCCAGTCCATCGGCAGCTGAATGGCAGTGTTCCCCATCGGCACGGAGCTCGTCATCTCCATGGTCTGGTCTTCCCACATCAGCTGGCCCAGATCCAAGATGCACTCCGATGCGAACTTCACAACCGCCATCCGCATGTCCGCTTCCGTCCGGGAGACCTGCCCCGCTAACATCGTCTCCTGCGTCGCGGTGTCCGCCTGCGATGCCAGCCCACCCATCACGCCAAGGTTCCCAGCGAACCGGTCGTACTCCTCCTGGATGAACATGGCCAACGCCTGATCCCGCTGGTCCACCCCACCAAACTCCACTTGGTTGATAGACTTCGGGTCGTTCATCCGATGCCACGAGTTCCGCTGCGCCTTCCGCAAGTTCTCCGCATCCTCCGCGGCACTCGGCGGGTACACATTCACCACCCGGTGCGCATCCGAGTCCTGCTCCATCCGCCGATGCAGGCGGTTTTGGAGATCGTGCATTCCTTTCAAGTTCACCGCTGGGGACGCCGGGACAATATTGTCGGGGACGTTCCCCAGCGAAAGGAACTTGTACGGACCTGCCTGTGAGCCAGTCCAATCCCGCTCCAACAGCGGAGGCAAGTCCAGATCCGCGGCCATCGTCGAGACAGTCTTGTTCTCCGGAATCCAGATGTCTTCCAGCCAGATCATCGGCTTCAGCTCGTCGTCGTCCACCGCGATCCCCGCCGCAATGTCCCGAGCAAATTCCGCATTGTCCGTCGAATACTTGCTCGTCGGAGTCAGCTTTGTCAGCACCGCCTTGTCGTACCCCGGCTCCGCCATCACCTTCTCGTAGTCCGCCCGGTATCGGTGACCACAAAACCGCATCTTGGACAGCTCCTTCGCGGACATGTCCAAGATCAGATCGTCCAGCGACACCCGGTTGAGCCACGGCTCCCCAGGATCGAGCCACACATCTTCTTCCGACTCCAGCAGACCGTGGAACCGCGTGTCCGTGTCACGCATCATTACCACGCCACACCCAATGCAGAAGAACGCATCCAGAACGATCGCCCGGAACGTCACATCCAATTCCATGTCCGAGATCAGCCGGTTGAGGTTGACCTCAAACCTCCGAGCGAACGGCAAATTCTCAAAGATAGGTGTCGTCACCAACACCTGCGGGTTGTTGGCTGCCAAGGCCACCGTGTAGATCCGGGCCGTCTGGTTGGTCATGTTGACCAACACCTTATTACGTGAGCCATCCTCGCTGTACCACGACCCAACGTAATCGCGGATCATCTCCTTCCGCACTCGACGAAATGGCTCCAGTGCCTCGCGAGATGTCTGCTTGGCCTTACGCAACCTTCCCCTGACTCGGGGGTCGTGTAGATCGAGCATTCTTTCACAGCCTACAGAAAGGGGGCTACGCCTCGACGCGCCCCCGTAAAAGGCTGCGATATTTACGGCTACCTCGGCGGGGATCAGCCGCCTGTGCCTCTCCGAAGCCGCGCCGAAGCGCTGCCCCGTCTCAAATAAGAATGTCCTTCAACCCATACTCCGGGCTGTCCGACGTAACAGCGGAATGCTCTCGCCGTTCCCTCCACAACCAGCTTCCATACTCTGGAGTCTCCCCCTCCTCCTCTCGTTTGTCAATACCAATGCCCGACTTACGATCAGCGTACAGGAACCACGACACACCACACGAGATCACCCGGTCACCATGCGCCTTCTCCGTCGCCTTCCTATTCCGCGTCGGCTGATGCACAATCTTCCCATCCTCCCACTCGTACTGACCACACTCCTCTATTAACTCCACCGACCGCGGCACAAACCCACCCGTCTCCATCCCCAACGCCAACTTCTCAAACAAGTCCGCCTTGTTCTCGTCCCTCCCGTTCCACCACCCAGCCTTCTTCGTCTTCCTCCGAATACCAACCGCCTCCACCTCCCGGTAGTACACATTCCCGTAGTACAACACCTCCAAGATCTCTTTCGCAAATGGCGACACCATCCCCGAGTCTTCCCACCCCAAATACGCATTCCGCAACCACCGACACAAACACACCACCTGCCGCGCAAACTTGATCATCGGCACCCCTCGCACCACATACTCCGCCACCTGCTCTCCCGTCCGCTCATCCAACACACTCGCCACCGAATTACTCGAGTACGCCCCGTCAGCACCAATCGCCACATCACACCCCACCACAAACGGACCAATCGGAGCCGAATAGTCCACACCAGGCCGAAACCACACCCGCAACGGTCCATCACCAGCCGTCAACAACCCCTTCACCTCCATCTTCTCCATGTCAAACACCGGCCGACCCCTCCACACCGGCTCCTTGCACTTCTCCCTCCGCATCCTGTCCAACAACTCAGACTGAAACACCTTCCCCACCGCCCCGCGCGGGTCTCTATCCAACTGGCTCGCTATCAACCTCGGTGTCGCTGCAGGACGCAAACAGCGTGAGTCGTACCACGGACTCCTCACCACCCCCTCCCACTTGTACCCACGACGCTCCAACTTACCACGCAAGTCCCCATTCGCAGCATGGTACGCATCCACCTCCGCCTGCTCTCCAGACCGCACCGCCTCCGGCTTCCCTCCCCTCATCACGTACGAATGCCGACCATGCACCGGGTTGTCCTTCCAATCCAACACCAAATGCAACCCCGTGTGCTCCTTCTCTTCGCATGCGTTGTGAAACACACCCGAGTCCGCATACCGGGCCGAAACCAGAAAAAGGCACGACGAGACATCGTGTAGACTTTCCATCACACTCTCGTCCTTCCCACCAGCAATGAAGTCCTTCGCACCAAACTCGTCCACCGCAAATACCGACTTCCTCCCACCCGCCGCCACGTCCTGACCCGCCGCATACCCCACCAACACCGACCCGTTCTCCGGGTTAACAATCGTGTGATCACTCAAACTCCGATGCTTCTTCATCACAAAACCCCTCGGCACCATCCACACCGGCAGCCTCGAGATCCCCCACGCTAACTTCCAAAACAATGTGTCCGAGTCCGTCGCACTATCCACCAACGCCTCATTCCTCGTCACAAACCCAGCCGAAAACATCC